ACCATGTCGAGCGGCGCGCCGTGCTGGAGGGCGTCAAGCGTCCTTCGCCGGAGGTCTGACATGGCCGACGGACGCGGCCGTCTCTCATCGCTCGATCTCCTGCCCGACGAGGCGCAGGACGATATCCTGTGGGCGCTCGGGCAGCTCAACGCACGCGCCCGCACGCAGGCCGATATCCTGTTCGAGCTGAACGACCGGCTGGCGGTCAAGGGTCTCGGGCCGATCTCGAAAAGCGCCTTCAACCGGCAAAGCACCAAGCTCGCCGCGCGCACGCGGCGGATTTCCGAGCGCCAGGCGATCTATGCCAGCATCGCCCCGCAGCTCACCCCCGAGCATGTCGGCCGTACGGACCTCGTCCTTGGCGAGTTTCTGAAGACCCTGATCGACGAGGTGATCGACGAGGGCGATCTCGGCGCGCGCGGCGCGATGGAACTCGCCAAGGCGTTTCATCACACCGTATCCGCGCTGAAGGTCTCCGCCGACCACAAGTCGAAGCTGATGCAGGAGGCCACCGCCAAGGCCGCGAAGGCCGTCGATGCGGTCGCCGATGCCGCACAGGCAGCCGGTGCTCCCGGTATTTCGGCGGTCGACCGCGCGGCCCTGCACAGGCGCATTCGCGAGGAAATCTACGGCCAGTTCACGCCTGAGCCGAAGGCGGACGGCCCATGAGCGCGCTTACCCTGCCGCCGGCGCTGCAGCTCTACGGCTACCAGCGGCGCTGGATCGCCGACCGCTCACGCTTCAAGACCGGCATGTTTGCGCGCCAGACCGGCAAGACCTTCACCACCACGCTCGACATTGTCGATACCTCGCTCGCGGCCGCCGCCGAAGGACGCCGGCGCCGCTGGGTGATCCTGTCGCGCGGCGAACGGCAGGCGCGCGAAGCCATGGACGAGGGCGTCAAGCGCCACGCGCAGGCGTTCCAGGCGGTCTACGAGGCGCAGGAATACGACTGGAAGGGCGGCGAGGGCGCCGTCTACAAGGCGCTCGAAGTCTCGCTGCCGGGCGGCTCGCGCATCACCGCCCTGCCCGCCAACCCGGACACCGCGCGCGGCTTTTCGGCGTCGGTCTTCCTCGACGAGTTCGCCTTCCACAAGGATTCGCACGCGATCTGGAAGGCTTTGTTTCCGGTCATCTCGGCCGGGCACGATCTGCGCATCACCTCGACGCCGAACGGCAAGGGCAACAAGTTCTACGAGCTGATGACCGCCGACGACAATGTCTGGTCGCGCCACAGCGTCGACATCTATCAGGCGGTCGCCGACGGACTGCCGCGCGACATCGACGAATTGCGCGCCGGCCTCGCCGACGAGGACGCGTGGGCGCAGGAATACGAGCTGAAATGGCTGGATGAGGCGTCGGCCTGGCTTTCCTACGATCTGATTTCCTCGGTGGAAGACCCGCGCGCCGGTGATCCCGAGGGCTATGCCGGCGGCATCTGCTATGTCGGACGCGACATCGGCCGGCGCAATGACCTGCATGTGATCTGGGTCTGGGAAGAGGTCGGCGACGTGCTCTGGTGTCGCGAGATCATCGCCCAGAAGCGCGCAACCTTCGCCGCCATGGACGAGGCCTTCGACGACGTGATGGCCCGCTACAGGGTGGCGCGGGCCTGTATCGACCAGACCGGCATGGGCGAGAAGGTGGTCGAGGACGCGCAGCGCAGGTACGGATCGCGGATCGAGGGCGTGCTGTTCACCGGCGCGTCGAAGCTGGTGATGGCGACTGCGGGCAAGGAGCGGTTCGAGGACCGGACCGTTCGCATCCCGGAGGGCGATGCGGCCTTGCGCGCCGACCTGCACAAGCTGCGCAAGGTGGCGTCCGCCACCGGCGCGCCGCGCTTCGTCGCCGAGCGCGACGACGATCACGCCGACCGCACCTGGGCCGTGTTTCTGGGCGTCCATGCGGCGGGCCGGTCGCTCGGCGTGCCGCGCATCGATCCGCTGCCGCTGCCCGCCGATCCGGCGCGGCCCGGTTTTCTCGGGGCGCTTGGCGCATCGTCGGGCACCCGCGCGGTCCTGACCGACTTCACGAGGTTCTGATGACCCGCCCGTCGCTGAAGGAAATCGCCGGCGTCGACCGCGATCCCTATGTCGCCAATTGGCAGGGCACGCTCGACCCGACCGATCAGACCCTGCGCGAGAAGGGCGGGGGCAAGGGCTTCTCGCTCTATGACGAGATCCGGCGCGACCCGCATGCCTTCTCGGTGCTGCAGAAAAGGTCGCTCGAAGTCGTCTCGCGCGAATGGCAGGTCGATGCCGCCTCCGACCGGCGGATCGACCGGCGCGCGGCCGAGCTGGTCGAGGCGCAGCTCAAGGGCCTCAACCTCGACCGCCTGACGCGCGGCCTGATGGGGGCAATCCTCAAGGGCTTCGCCGTCGGCGAGGTCATGTGGGCCAATATCGACGGTGTCTGGACGGCGACAGCGGTGAAGGTTCGCAAACAGCGCCGCTTCCGCTTCGCCCGCGACGGCAGCCTGCGCCTGATCGTGAGCGACGGCACCTTCGATGGCGAGCCGGTCCCGGACCGCAAGTTCGTCGTGCATCGCCATTCCATCGACGATGATGACGACGATCCTTACGGCGTGGGAATCGGATCGGTCCTGTTCTGGCCGGCCTGGTTCAAGCGGCAGGTTCTGGCGCATTGGCTGCAAGCCTCCGAGATCCATGCCGAGCCGACGATCAAGGCCGGCTACCAGGGCAACTACGATGCCGCGCGCCAGAAGGAATTGCTCGACGCACTGGTCGCGGCGCGCCGCACGCGCGGCCTCGTCGTGCCGGAATCGGTGACCGTCGAATTGCTGGAGGCGTCACGCGGCGGCGGTGTCGAGGGCTTCGAGGCCCTGTCGCGCTACCTCGACGAGCTGATGAGCGAGGCCGTGCTGGGCGAGACGCTCTCCACCAATTCCGGCGAGCGCGGCGCGCGCTCGCTCGGCGACGTCCACAATTCGGTGCGCACCGCCATCGCCAAGGCCGACGCCGATCTCGTGTGCCAGACCATCAACCAGTCGCTGATCCGGTGGATGGTCGAGATCAACATGCCCGGCGCGACGCCGCCGTTGCTCTGGCGCGACTTTGCTGAACCTGACGATCTCGACGCGCGGGCCACCCGCGACCGGACCCTGCACGATATGGGCTATCGTCCGGCCGATCCGGCGACCTATGTCTCGGAGACCTATGGCGGCGATTGGGTTGCCGCGATTGCGGAGCCGGCGCCCGCGCAGGCACCAGCCCCGCATACCAGCCGGGTGGGCGCAGATGCCGACGCGCGGCTCGATGCGCTGTTTGCCGACAATGCCGGACGCCAGCCGCCACCCGGCGCGCCGCCCTTCGGGCCGATGACCGACCGGCTGATGGCTGAAGCTGGCCCGCTGCTCGGGCGATGGGTCGAGGCGATCCGCGCCGAGCTGGCGCAGGCCACGAGCTACGACGACTTCGCGACGCGGCTGCTGGCGCTGGCCGACGGACGGCTCGATCCCGCCGAGCTTGGCGCAATCATGCAGCAGGCTTTGACCGCCGCGCATCTGGCCGGTGCCGCGACTATTGCCGACGCGGTCGCAGCGGCCGACGAAGGCCCGCTTCCATGAGCGGACGCGCGCGCAAAATCGCGAGCCCCACAAATGCGTCAGGTGACGCAAGAGGCCGCGCCCGCCCCGTGGCGCGGACAAAAAGTTTCACCCCCCTTTTAGGCCGTTCGAGACCCCTTAGAATTCGATTTTACGGACGGGGGTCCATGGCGATCCGCCGTCGGGCGGCAGACGGGAGTCGTCCATGAGCGTCGACGGTGTCGGCCTGCCGTTTCAGGAGGCCATCGACTTCTTCGGTCGCAAGCTCGATTTGAAGACGAGGCGATGGGACGACCTGCTGCGTGGCGCGCATGTGCGCAGCTTCACCGTCGCCGGTGTCACCCGCGACGACATGCTGGCCGATTTTCGCGCGGCGATGGACCGCGCGATGCGCGATCTCGACTTCGACGCGTTCCGTCAATCCTTCGACACGATCGTCGAGCGCACCGGCTGGCAGTTCAACGCGCGCGGCACGACGGCCGAACAGCGCCGGCAATGGCGGGCGCGCATCATCTTCGACACAAATGTCCGCACGGCGTATCAGGCCGGCAAGTACCGCCAGATGAGCGACCCGGCGGTGGCGCGGCTGATGCCGTTCTGGCGCTACAACCACAATGACAGCCGGTACTTCCGCAAGGATCACAAGTCGTGGAACGGGCTGGTGCTCGATCATGACGACCCGTGGTGGCAGGTGCATTACCCGCCGAACGGCTGGGGCTGCAACTGCGACGTGACCCCGCTGACGCGCGGCCAGATGCGCCGGCTCGGCAAGCAGGGGCCGGACAGGGCACCGCCCGACGAAAGCTATATGTCGACCGATCCGCGCACGGGTCAGCCGGAGCGCGTCTGGCCCGGCGTCGGTCGCGGCTGGGATTACAATGTCGGACGGGAATGGACATCGGGGATTGTGCCGGAAGAAGCAGATGGGCCTTTGCCGCCCGGCCCCTCGGTGCGACCCGAAAATCTGCCCGACATGCCACCCGCCCGTCCGGTGGACGCCGCCATGCTCATGCCGGATGACCTTGCGGACAGCCTGTATATCGAGGCGTTCCTGTCGGCCTTCGGGGCATCGCCGACGCAGTCCGTCGAATATCGCGACCCGGCCGGCGGCATCATCCTCATCGGGGCCGATCTGCTCGAAGGCCGCGATCCGGCCGGAAACGTCGTCGATACGAAAGCCAACAAACTCAATCGTGGTCGCTATGTGAAGCTGCTCGCGCAGGCAATCCGCGATCCGGACGAGATCTGGGTGGCATGGCACCGCCCACGCGGCGCATCGGGTCTGCGTCTCGTCCGGACGTATCTGCGCCGGACGATATTGCCGGATGGTCGGCTGATCTTTGTCCGCTTCGCCTGGGACAAGGAATACTGGGCAGGTCTGACCGGCTACGACGTGTCAGCCAGCCACATCGAAAAGCAGAGGGTCGGCGTCATGCTATGGCAGAGGAGGGACGGTTCACCCATCCGGTCGGAGTGAACCTGATCGCAAGACCTAGCGATGGCGACCGGCGCCTCAGTCCGACGACTGTCATCAGAATAGATCCCGAGAGGACAGCGCGCAATGACCGTTACGATCAAAGTCGACGACAGCGAGGTCCTCGCCGCGCTCCAGCGGCTCATCGACAAGGGCCGCGATCCGGCCCCCATGCTGTCGGCCATCGGCCTGATCCTCGCCGCCTCGACGCGCGAGCGGATCAAGGACGAAAAGTCGCCGGACGGCACGCCGTTCGCGCCGCTCAATCCGCTCTACAAGAAGGGCAAGAAAGGCCCCGGCATATTGCGCGAAAGCCAGACCCTGTTCCGCACCATCGTCTCGCAGGTCGAGGGGAATTCGGTCTTCGTCGGCACCAACCGGCCGCACGCCCGCGTGCATCAGTTCGGCGCCACGATCCGGCCGAAAACCGCCGCTGCACTGGTGTTCCAGATGGCCGGTCAGACGATTTGCCGGGGGAGCGTGATAATCCCGCCGCGCCCCTTCCTCGGCATCTCGAAACAGGACCGCGAAGACATCGTCGAATTGATCGAGGACGAGATCGCCGGGGCGATTGACGGCGCCTGACGGCTCGACAGGACCGTGCCACGGGGTGCATGATGTGGCTGTAACTCTTTTGTTCTGACGGGCGCTCTGGCGCCCGCAAGGCCGAACGGCCGCCCGCGCCCGTGCGCGGTCAAACAAGACTCTCCCGGACATCTGTCCGGGTCGGATGGCGCAAGGGCCTCCGGCATGGTGCACGCCATGCCCGAGACCCTGACATCGCCCATCGAAATCTTCCGCGCCGGCACGCACACGCCGATGCAAGGTGCTGCGATCTCGTTCGACGCGGCCGATCTCGCAGCCATTGCCGGCGGCTACGATCCCGACCTGCACCATGCGCCTATCGTCGTTGGTCACCCGACGACCGACGCGCCGGCCTATGGCTGGATTGACCGGCTGACGGTCGAGGGCGACCGCCTGGTCGCACATCCTGAAAAGCTCGATCCGGCCTTCGCCGATCTGGTCAGGGCGGGTCGTTACGCCAAGGTCTCGGCCTCGTTCTATCGGCCCGATGCCGCCAACAATCCGACGCCCGGCCGCTGGCACCTGCGGCATGTCGGCTTTCTCGGCGCGCAGCCGCCGGCCGTGAAGGGCCTCAAGCCGGTCGCTTTTTCCGACGAGGTGGGCACCGCGACCTTCGCCGACTGGCATCTCGCCGGCGGCCTGCACACCGTCTCGCGAATGATGCGGCGCATGCGCGACTATTTCATCGGCGCAGTCGGGCCTGATCGGGCCGAGGAAATCCTCCCCGATTGGGACGTCCAGCGCCTCGCCGACATGGCCGTCGAGGCGCAGCCCAAGGACGCTACCGATTCGCTGACGGCCTATTCCGACCCCCACAGCAAGGAGGCCGACATGCCGGCTGACACCGAACCCGCGCGCGACCTCGCCGCGCGGCAAGCCGATCTGGACCGCAAGGCGGCCGAGATCACCGCGCGCGAAGCCGCCTTCGCCGAGCGCGAAGCTGCTGAGTTGCGCGATCGGCGCGCCCGCGAGATCGCCGAGGACCGCGCCTTTGTGGAGTCCATCGTCTCGGCCGGCCGCCTGCCGGTCGGCCTGAAACCCGTTGCCGAGGCCTTGTTCGCCGACGAAGCCGACGGCGCGGTCGCCTTCGCCGACGGCGCCGAGACACGCAAGCTCACGAAACGCGAAGCCTTGCGCGACCTGCTCGGCAAGCTGCCGAAGCCCGTCGAGACCCGCGAGATCGCCGGCGGCGACGCGACCGCCATCGACTTTTCCGATTCGCTGGACATCGCCGGCGCGATCTCCTCGCACATCGCCACAGCCGCAAAGGATGGCCGCGCCCTGTCGCCGGCCGAAGCCCTCGCCGAACTGAAGGGAGCCGCCCGATGAACCCGCTCGTCAAGACCTACACGGCGCAGGCAGCCGTTGCCCATCGCCGCATCGTTGCTTTCGGCGCGACCGACGCCGCCGTGCTGCACGGCGCGGCCGCGACCGATCTGCTGATCGGCGTCGTCGACAATCCGTCGGGGGCCGCCATCGGCGAGCGCGTCGACGTCGTGCGCTTCGGTCTCGCCGAAGTGGAGTTCGGCGGCACGGTCGCCCGTGGCGCGCCGGTGACCGCCGACGCCAACGGGCGCGCGGTGGCCGCAGTGCCGGCTGCCGGCGCGAACAACCGCATCATCGGTTTTGCCGAGCGATCGTCGGTCTCCGGCGATATCGGCCTCATCCTCGTCCAGCCCGGCCTGATCCAGGGCTGACGCTACTTCACTACCCTCACACCCGGAGCCTCCCATGAGTGGCCTGCCGTTTCCCGTCGACCCGGAGCTGACCGGGATCGTCGTTGCCTATCGCAACGGCGCCTATATCGCCGACCAGGTGCTGCCGCGCCTGACGCCGATGCTGACCAAGCGCGAGTTCAAGTTCTGGCGCTTCGGCTTCGGCGAGGCGATCACGCTGCCCGACACCCGCGTCGGTCGCAAGGGTCAGCCGACGGAGGTCGAATTCAGCTTCACCGAGACGCCGTCCATGGTCGAGGATTTCGGTCTCGATGACTTCATTCCGGTCGATGACATGATGAATGCGCCGGCGAGCTACAATCCTCGCACCTTCGCGGCGCAGCGGCTGATGGACCTGATCCTGCTCGACCGCGAGCAGCGCGTGGCGTCCACGGTCTTCAGCCTCGCCACCTATCCGGCTGCCAACCGCGTGACTCTGTCGGGCACGTCGCAATGGTCGCATGCTTCCTCGACGCCGATTGCCGCGATCATGGATGCCATGGATGCCATGGTCATGCGGCCGAATGTCATGGTCATCGGTCAGCGCGCCTGGACGCAGCTCCGGCGCAATCCGCAGATCCTGCAGGCGATCTCGATTTCCGGCACATCACAGGGCGCGGCCTCGCGTCAGGCCGTCCAGGAGCTGCTGGAGCTGGACGAAATCGTCATCGGCTCCGCGTACGTCAACACGGCACGGCCCGGCCAGCCGGTCTCGCAGGTCCGGCTGTGGGGCAATCACGCCGCGCTGATCCATCGCGCGCCGATGGCCACCAGCCTGCAGGGCCTGCCGACCTTCGGCTGGACCGCGCAATACGGCACCCGCATTTCCGGTGCGATTGACGAGCCGAAGCGCGGCCTGCGCGGCGGCACCACGGTGCGCGCGGGCGAGAGCGTGCGCGAGGTGATCGCGGCCAGTGACCTCGGGTACTTCTTCCAGAACGCGGTCGCGTGAGGGGTCTGACATGGCGGACATCAAGATCAAGGTGCTGTCGCCCGTCGAGCACGACGGCAAGCGGGTCGAGCCGGGCAAGACGCTGACCCTGCCCGAAGAGATAGTCGAGGCGCTGGAAAAAGCCGGCGCTGTCGAGCGTGCCGCGCCGGAAAAGCCGGCCAAAGAGCAGGCGAAATAGCCGCCAAGCTGTCCGTCCGATCCCTGGCGAAAGCCTCCACGGGCAACGCCGGCCGCAGTCGCAAGGCGACGGGCCGGGTCGGGAGAGGCGAGTAGGTGCGTGGCACACGGATGCCATCCCGGCCGGGCGGGTATCCCGGACCATTTTCAGGAGCGCGCGATGGGCATGACTTTCAGCGAAGCGAGCGAGGCGATGCGCGATGGCGCGCGCGTGCGGCGCGGC